TGACAGCGAAAACATTCGTGACAGCGAAAACATTCGTGACAGCGAAAACATTCGTGACAGCGAAAACATTCGTGACAGCGAATGTTCAGGAATTGTTCCTGAGGGTCGCTACTACGGACCATGCAATAAAAAACGCACCCGGTTCCGCGACCCTGTCCTAATCGTTGCTTTTCGCATCGCAAAAAAGGGTAAATATGACAGTGATGTGGACTACTGGAGGGTAACTAGGATTCATAGCGATGAGTACGAGCGACTACAAGCTCGCTACGAAGCTGGTGAATTAACTATTCGAGTTGATGTCTACGCTGAACGTTCCGATTTCGAAAATCTTGCCTACTGGCAGTAAAAGATAAATTATAATCTAATAAAAATTTATATGGCGAACAGTGCCAATAGGGTTGAGAAAGTATCAGACCATATTATTGCTGCAGCTGAAAAGCTAGTAGAACAGAAGAAGAGAGAACGTGAGGAGACTTATGACAAAAATATTGAACCGGTTATTGAAAAGTTTATCAAGGAGCGTAAATACATTGTGATGAACAGTATGATCTTGCGTAAGATGGAACAGAGTTTGGATCTATCTGAAACAAACTACTTCTACGAAGTGTATGCTGGGAATAAAGGGTTTGATGACTTGAAGAAGTTAGCAGATGCACTGTATCAGTCTAACTCCAACTGCTTTACCTACTTGGAAGTAGTTCGCATTGGAGAGTATACTTTCGATCTCAAAAGCAACTTCGAAACTATCCTAAGGGTGATATCTTTACTCGATAGAACTTTTCAAAAAATTCCTTATTACACTGATTCAAAAACAGGTTTGCGCTACCTGGATCCAAACCTGATGCGACTCAATGTATACGACATCTACTGTAACCCGACCACAGCGGTTGATTCCTGGCGAGCAGCATATCAGACCGAACAGGCCCTTGACAAGTTGTTCCCACTTGAGGGTAAATGTGATAATAAGAAGACAGATAACCCACTTCTTAATGAGGTATATAACCACTGGATCACTAACAACCCAGATATCATCTTAACAGGTGATGCAGTGCTTAACGTTCTACTTAAGATCGCAGGTGATACCAAAAGTATCGTTCCGGTCAATCACTTTGTAGTGCTAGCACAGAATCCTGAGCAGCAGATAGCAAAGTTAAGAAAGTTAAAGTTAGGAGAGCTTAAAACGAAAAAGGAGAAGCCATCACTCAGATACTACAAAGAGAGGACCTACGTATATCTGGATGGTCGTCTAGTAGCAGTGGTTTATAACGTAGCAGACCGATGTTACCCTTACACTGAACTGAGTGAGAGTTTAAAGGTTGCAACTGTACATCTTCTTATCAAGTTCTATCTGATTGAGTACATCAACAGCAAGGAGAAGAGTTGTATTCTGAAAAAGATAGACACACTACTGAAAGCACGAAAGCGATACCTTGAAGATCAGGGTATGACCGGTATTGAGAAGGGACCCTTTCAAGTTTTCCATCATATCTGTTGGGGCAACGAGGTTAACATCAAGCGACAGCTACTGATCCTTGGTACAAAGCGCAAGTATGTACCCTACAGATATAAGCCTTGGGAGAAGTTTAGCAAGTTGAACAAGTGATTTTAAAACTGATCGGTTATGTATATGCGTGTAGCTATCTTCCAGAAGAGTAAGAGACATAGCGAAGTGTTTGGATTTATTATGGAGTACTGTAAACGCCATGATATAGATCTAGATATCTATGTTACTAAGTACAAGTTCTGGTACGGTCCTTACTTCAATAAGGTCCTAGGAACTAACTGTGCTACCTTTGGAACTAGTAAGATTACACCCAAGACTATGAGGAAGTACGACTATGTCTTTGTAACTACCGGTCAAGATATCAAGGGGCTCAGAGGTGTTCTATCACATAAACTTATCTATATTCACCACATTCCCAACGACTACAGACGTAGAAGTATTAATATTGCACTGACACCTCTTATCTCCAAGTGCACCTATCTCTTCCCGGTTTATAACGCTGTAACTGAGATAAAACAGAAAGAAAACATCTTTGGTATTGTAGGTACACTTAAAGCAAGAAATCTCCGCGACTTAGGAAGAACTCTTAACAAATTTAAGAACAGGAACTTCAAGGTATACGTTTTCACAGTAAGTCACCGTGACTTTAAAGATAAGAGGATGAACCTTTTCCGGAGGGTATCCACTGAAAAGATGACAGAGAAGTTGAAGGAGTGCAAGTTCCTACTAAGTATTCCGTTTCCCGATTCCTACTACTACAAAAATCGTCTTACCGGTGAACTGCCACTTGCTTACAGTCATAACGTTCCTATCTGTCTTCCCCAAAGGTTAAACTCTATCTATGGTCTCAAGGGTGCTGTTACCTATAAGAAGAGCTTAACAGAGGTCTTTGGTCAGCTGCTTGATATGAAGGGTGAGAGGTACACAAAACTTGTCCGAAACCTTTCTGAACAGCGAGAAAGAATTATTCGAACCAATCATAAACGTCTTCGTAAGTTAATGAAGATACCTAACAAACCTTCTCAGAGGGTATAGTTGATGCTTAAGAATCAACAAGTAGCGATGCAGCTAACAGGTTCTGGTGCAATGCAGGTAACGTCATTACAGGCAAGAAGTACACCTGGTGTTTATCAACGTTTCCTTCTAACACCAAACTGTGAGTACCGCATCTTTCTGGTCGGAAAGAAAAGAACCTCCCCACAGGGCACAGTTCATCTCTGGATCGGAGATCCTCAGAAGGAGACTATCTATCTTTCTAAAGAGAGCCTTAAGCAAGATAAGATGACCACTATCATCTTTACCTTCTACAATAACACACGTAAGTTCTTACACGTGGGTGCACTTTTTGATAAAGTGCAACAGGGGGACCAATTCACTCTGATGAAGCTCACTATGACAAAATGTCGTGAAGGAGTTACTAGCAGTAGAGGTGAACCCCCTGTGCTTAACTCAAAAGAACAACGAGAGTCGCACGAAGTTCTGAAAAAGCTTTACGATAAAACGTGGGCTGAGATCATTTGTATCATTGAACAGAGTACAGCCACAACACTAGCACCTCTATGGTACGAAATCCTTGATAATGAGTACTGTAAAACAGTGCGCGACGTTATTTATTACGACGGTGCAGCAATCCCTTACAAAGAACCTGAAGACTTCCATAAAGCGATTGATTTTAGTCGTAGCCCAGTACTTAAGGGGATCGCTGATTTTGAGCCGAATGCTGTAATTGAACCTGGTGCAGGGTGGGGAAAGAACCTTTACTACCTCTTCACTCGTGACAGTTCAACAGAGATTGACTATTACGGTCTTGAGCTTTGTGAACAGGGGCTCAATGCAATGACTAGTGTTATGAAGTACTGTCCAGAGTATAAACTAGAAGCAATGAAGTTCGACTTTGAGGAACCAAAGTTTAAACTAAAGCGAAGGTATGATCGTTTACTCTGTTTCACGATGTGGTCTGTGAAAGAGATAACCTATCTCAAGAAGATGTTCTTCTATCTTCTACTGGATACAGCAGAACATATAATGGGGATACATCTAGAACCGATTGGCTGGCAAATAACCGGAAGAGGAGAATCCCACAGCTATTTCAACCGCAATTTGTTCTCTATTTTACAGGAGCTAGAGAGCGAAAAGAGAATCAAGATCACAGAGGTTCGACCAAACATGATAGGAATCTTCTCACGAGTCAACGCCGCCTCACTGCTGATCTGGGAAAAAATCTAAAGCTTCTTTAGCATTTTTGGGGTTAAAATTTGAAATAGCCTCTATCACCTTGTCTCTTTCCTCTACTGTAAACTCTGGATAGAGTGGCAATGAAAGAACCTCTTTACAGGCAGTTTCGGAAACAGTTAGGTCGCTACCCATCTCAGCTCTGCCTCTGAAAACAGGTTGATGATGTAGAGGTACAGGATAGAACACTGCACAGGGTAAACATTTATTCTCTAACCACTCTTTTACATGGTCTCTAAGACCGTCTTTAATACGAACCGTATACTGCCCATAAACGTGTTGTTCCTTCCCTCTACTCACAGGTAGTTCTAGCCATTCCAACTCTTCTAATGCTTTACTATAAGCCTCTGTATGAGCACGCCTTTTGGCTAGGGCATTATCAAAGTATTTAAGTTTTACCAGAAGAATCGCTGCTTGCAGTGTGTCTAGTCTTCCGTTAAAACCGATTCTGGTATGATCGAACCTTTTAAGACCGCCATGAGACCGGACCTTTCTGAGGTTTTTAGCAAGCTTGTCAGAGTTTGTAAAACAGGCTCCTCCATCTCCGTAGCAACCTAGTGTTTTAGTAGGGAAGAAGCTAGTACAGGTGATAGCGGCTCCGTTACTAGGAAGACCAAAGCTTTGAGCTGCGTCGCTAATAACCGGTATAGCAAAGCGTGCAGCAACGGCATTGATGCGATCGTAATCTGCAGCACAGCCATAGATGTCTACAGGAACCACCGCCTTTAGACTGACATACTCATCGTAATCACAGTGTTCCAGGTAGTTTTCCAGTAGTTGTGGGTCCATGGTGTAGGTATCTGCACTGATATCGATAAAGACCGGGATGGCTCCTAAGAGAAGAATCACCTCTGCGGTAGAGATCCATGTGAAAGGTACTGTGATAACACGGTCTCCTGGACCAACGTCACAGGCAAGTAGAGCAGCTAGAAGGGCATCTGTGCCACTCCCCATGGCAATACAGTGCTGTGAACCGGCTCTGGCTGCTAGAGTCGTTTCAAGCTCTTGGACCTGAGGACCCATAATAAAACGTCCTTCTTCTAGAACCTCCCTTATGGCTTGCTGATACTCCTCCTCATGGGCCTTGTAGTCTCTTACAGGGGTGTACATGTGTACATAGGAGAAAAATTGAAAGCGAAATTGGACGTTTAGGAGTTTAAGGTACAACTACATAATGAGCTCTAGCGCTAGTGAGGGAACTGATATTCAGGAGTACTCCTATTACGAATCTTTTTACGAAGACGAAAATGAGTACACCTACTACTATTCTTACGAAGAATCGTTGCCGATCGACAGTGTTGTTGGTATCGAGATCCTACCTGAGGAGCTTTGTATTCAGCTGTGTGAAGGACACCAGATCAGCGGGAATACGCTGGATCATATGATCGAAGAGTGTGTTCATCGTCGTATAAGGCTCGTGAATAGGCACAAACGCAACAAGAAAGCCGGAGAGAGGGAAAAGATTATTCGCCTACACCAAGAGCAGTACCGGGGGTATACATTCAAGTGTCCAGCTCTTGACTCCGATGGGAAAAAGTGCGACCAGTCTTTCCCCCTAGAGAAGATACTGGAGCAGGTTTCGGAAAAGAAACAGCGTCGTAAGCTTCGTAAGAAGGGAAAGCGCGCAGCTCATAGGAAGATGAGAAAGAAGGCTTTCAAGAAGATTCCAACCCTCGCTGAGTGTCCTAACAAGAAGTGCAGTGGCGAACATAAGTGTCTTGGTAGTCTTGGAGACATTCCCATGAGGGACACACTCAAACTTTATGGGAACAATGTGTTCACCACATCTAAGGATAAACTGAGGCACTGCCTAGACTGCAACTGGATCTGGTGCACGGACTGCAAGGGAGTCTACTTTTCTGTGGGTGATCTTGTGGACCATCGTGCTACCACCTGTGCGCAGGTCCGTCTTCTTACAGACGTCCCCAAGCTTGAGAGGCTTTCATTGGAGCTTATCAACAAGGTTGCTGTGGCATGCCCAGGTTGTGGCTATGCTGTAGCTCTTATCAGTGGCTGTAACAGAGTGACTTGTACACACTGCAGCAGTTTCTTCTGCTATCTGTGTCACGATCAAACCTGGCCGATGACCATAAAGGGTAGTACCGACGCGTACAACCATCTATCGTGGGTTCATGGTGGTCACAGTACCTGGAGAACGAATAAGGGACTCCCTCCGGAGAAAGGTTCTATCGATCGTCTCGGACTCGAACTCGACTCAATCTCTACTACTATCTAATTAAGACATACCTTATTACAAAGATAGATATATTTATCTATATTATAATGGCCAACGAATGGGTAATACAGTTAAGTAAGCTTTTTGGCTCTGACATCGCTGTTGGGTTCTATATCACAGCAACCATTGTGATGGTGCCTCTAGCACTCTACTTTGTCAAGCGGGGCACATGGAAAGAACGTGCAGCAGGCTACATTATTCTAACCTTCTACGCACTTCTCACCCTGTTGATGATAGGACTTCTAGGCCAACAGTTCTACGGTAACGGGATTAACGTGCTAATTGCACTAGTCTTCCTACTGGTCCTCCTAATGGTGCTAGATCCGGTTCAAAACATAGTTAAGCCTAAACCAAACACCGCAGTGCCTTCACCGGAGTCCGAACCCACCCCTGTCGTAAAGGAGAAGAAGGACAAGAAGCGTTGTCGCAGAAAAAAGTGATTCACAAAAAGCTGAGGGGTCCATAGGGGAACAAAGATGGATGATCTTGAAGAGCTACTTGAACATAGCATTGGGTCACGTGAAACCCAAGAAGAACTGCTTACTCTTGCTAGACAGGACCCCAGTCAGTTCAAACCCGAGGTGATTCAGCTCCTCAACTACTCTCGTTACGTACGAGAACATAAAAAGGATACCCGTTGCCCACGGGCTAGTAAGATTACGATTTCCACGGTTTCTTCAATAGGAACTATATCTGGTTCTCGTGTTCTAGACCTAATCCTTCTTACAGAGTATCTAACCGGTATTGATGAGGAAGCTGCCAAGAGGTGGCATATCGAGGCTATCGGCCTTAAAAAGAAGAAGAAAGAGGGAAAAGAGTTCGGAAATTCGATGAACATCAAATTACATGGTCCCCTACCAGTATCTGAAGGTACTTCGGCTATTGGTACTTCAACTGGAAAACTAGTGAACATTATTCTGTCACAGAACGGAAAGATGACGCTGACCGGTGCTAAAGATCTGGACTACGGTCTTGTTTGTATGAAGCATCTGGTGGAGATCATTAAATCTTTTCCGGATACATTCTACAATGTTAGCCCTGAAACCATGGCTGTTGAGGAGTACGAGATCACAATGATCAACACCGACTTCTCCTTAGGTTTTGAGGTCGATCAGATTAGGCTTTATGAGATTCTTATCAACGAGTATCCTTTTTTGGTGACCTTTAACCCGGAGGTTTACCCCGGAATCTCGATCCACTATATGGTGCGAGCTGGACAGACCGCCGGTGTTTGCAACTGCATGCCTAGCTGCTTAGCTAGGCAGAACAACAGCAAGAACGGCAACGGCTTTGAGGAGAACGACTGTAGAGAGATCACCTGTGCTATCTTCCAAACCGGAAAGGTAGTAATTACCGGTTCAAACACACTAGAGCAGGTTAACGATGTTTACGAAAGAGTCAATACTCTTCTTCGTACTCATTACGAGGAGATCGTTACCTTCAGCATTAAGGCATTTCCGAACAACCGGATTATCGAAGTCGAGGTCAATTGAACGCAATTTAGAAGTTTCTTTCTATTATAAGAGAATAACAATGTCGGAGAATAATTACGCACTAGAGCTAGAAACTATCCAGGTTAAGGAATTTAAGACCTTAATCGAGGCTCTTAAAGATATTCTGACGGAGGCTAACATCATGTTCGACCATCAGGGCATGAGGGTAACGGCCATGGAGATGGAACAGACAGTTCTTGTGCACCTTAGGCTTTTTGCCGATAAATTCGAGCGCTATCACTGCAAGGAGCCTATTAACGTAGGTGTCGATATGCAGGAGCTCTACAAGATTATCAAGATTCTGAAGAACAACGAGACTCTTACCATCTACATCAAGGAAACGGATGATGACAAGATTTGGTTCAAGATTTTCAACGCCGATACCGGCAAGGTCATGAAGATCCATCTGGGTCGTATGGACCTTAACTACAACCCTCTAAAGATTCCTGAGATGCAGTTTGATTCTATTATTACGATGCCCAGCTCAGAGTTCCAGCAGATCTGTCGTTACTACAACAACTTCTCCGACATGATTGAGATCCGCTGCGTCGACGACAGTATCACTCTGTCCTGTGTGGGTGAGACGGGTCGAGTAGGTATTCAGACAGCCTATTCCAAGACGGATGAGGAGCAGGTTCTCGAGATCTCAAACGGCAAGCAGAGTGAGATTATTCAGGGTTACTACAACCTCAAGTATCTTGTCTCATTCTCCAAGTGTACCGACCTTTGTGACTCGATCAAGATGATGATGAACAACAACTTCCCCCTTGTAATCACCTTCCAGGTAGGCTCCCTCGGTGACCTCAAGATGTGCATCGCACCCGTCGTCATGGACGACTAAATCGACAAGATTTAGGCGAGTGACTGAGTTAGATAGACTCAAGCGAATGACTAAATGCGGATTTTCATTATCAGCCACATACCTAGACACCTATATCTATTTCACCAAGAATACAAGTCTTGGTACACAAAGCTTTGAAGCTGAATGCTAATTCAGTACTGGCGCAGCTTAGAAGCGTATTTTGTCTTTATAGCTATTATAATGGGGAACTGTTTGCCTTTTAAGCGTCGCACAGGCGAGGCAGATAACACTGTTGATAAATATCACGAATTTCATAACGAACTACTAAAAGAGAAGCTCGTCACTAAGGACATTCAAGGAGATATCGACCAGTTTAACGACAAAATCGGGGCCTTGGAGACAAAGGTAGAGATGAGTCGCTACGAAGTCGATATGGCCCTCCAGTACCTGGGTCAAACCGTCGACAAGCTGAAGAAAAAGATGGGAGTAACTGACGAGGAGCTCGAAAACATTTGAGCGCTCGAAAAGTGAATGGAAAATGCATTAATTATAAATGAGGTACTTACAAATGGCTATTATCACATGGGAAGAATACTTAAATTATTTGAAGGAACACAATTTTCCTTTAAATGCATCAATAGTACTTGAGTATCGAGGGTGTAATCAAATTCTTACTATTCTTACTATACATACAATATGTCATTGTGATTTATGTTATATCAGCGGTATTGATATTCCTTTTCCCACTATAAAAATGTCTTTTGAAAAAGGTAAGAGCAATGTCAAAGAGCACATTAGATCACTTCAGCGTATTGGATTCTGCATTGTGACCCACAATACCTTTGCCGAGCAACGTAGCTGGACAGATTCATGGACCTTAGTCAAAAACACCGTTGTTGAGGACCATGGAGCAGAGTGTTAAAAGTGAATGGAAATCGTTAATTATAGCTGAAAGTATTTACTATGGCAGACACAAAGTTCGAAGAGATCATTACCTATCTAGAAACCCACGATGTGGGTGATGGTGCTATGATTTCAACCTTTTCACATGTGGAAGGTGAGATCCAGACATGTTTTCTGTGTCGTTGCAGAAACACCAGATATCACGGAACTATTAAGGGAAAGACTTTCCCTGGAAAGATCTGGGAATTCAATGAGCGTCTATTTAAAGCTGGATGGGAACAGGTTGCACGCTTTGGGCGTAATCACTTCACCTGGACGAAGAAGATGTCAACCGGCTTCCTTGAAGCGGAGTGCTAGTAAAAGTGAATTATAAAAGTTAATACTACATAACAGTACAAAAATGGCAGATGATGACCTCAGGGTGCAAGAACTTAGGGCCATAAGGAACGAGATTAGGAAGCATCTTAAGAAACATTGTGTAACAGGTTCTGTTATCTCTTTCAATGATACTAGGTTTTGGTTTGCGTGTCCATGTTCAGATAAGGATACCCATCGAGTGATTTACGATCTTATGGAAGAACACAAGAAAAAAGCGTTTAAGGGAACTACAAGTACCACATGGCACCTAAGTTACTTTTTAAGAGTTGGGTTTAGGCTTGTTGCAATCGAGGGAATTTGTAGTAGCAAGACCTACTGGCTTTCTAAACCCGATTCCTGTCCCTACTGCTTTCAGGGCGACCCTGAGTGCTAGAAAAGTGAATCAAAGAGGACCTATTTTATAAGTTAACCACTCTCACTCTAGCAAGATGGCGACCAATAAGCTGAATCAGTACAAGCGAAAGCTTCAGGCTCATGGCCTGTACCCAGGCAGTTTCCTCTGGGTCAAAAAAGATGTTAAGAAGAAGAATGTGACAGCGTACTTTGTATGTCCATGTAGTGACACCAAGGCTCACAAGGGTCTGAACAATCAGAATCTAAGCTATATCAATCGGGATACTGCTCTCCGCAGCCTTGTCGAGCTCGGTTACCAGTTTGCAGGAGTAGATGTTGCTATGAATAGTTATCGATTCAGCTTCGTAGTACCCCAATGCTGTGCCCTCTGCCGCGGAGGCATGGAAGCTGAGTGTTAACCAGCGCTGAGTGTTAAAAGTGAATTATAACGCACCCATATCTTACTTCATAACTACTAATGACCATCGTTGAAGAGCTAACCAGGCAATCGGCTAATTTGTGGCGTCTGATTATTGCACACGGGTGTGAAGGTTGCATTCTAACGATCAAAACTGATATTAAAAATACTAAAAAATACATTGAGTTCGTATGTAGTTGTAGAGATAGCGAAGAACTCACGGAAATTAATGATGCATGTGTTGCATTCAATACTACTATGAGAGATAATAGTACGCGCCATAGGGGCTTAACAATAGGAGCGGTTCAACCGTATTTAAGAGGTGGTTTTAGGCTAGTTACAAGACAGGAAGAACGTTTCGGTGCAGTTACCTATGTACTAACAAAACCTGACTCATGTCCATACTGTTTCCATGGCTCCCCTGAATGCTAGAAAAGTGATGCTCAAACTCTTACATTTTAATAATTAACTACTTACTAAAATGGGACTTTATCCGGGACTTGACCTTGTGAAGAAAGGTGAGAAGAGTTGGATTAAGGTCAACAAGGAACACAAGGAAGAGTACAAAGAGATGGGAAATGCTTTTTCATTGAAGCGGTACTTCTGGCCTTCAATCAAGGAGGAAGGGGTCTACGTGATGTACTCAGTAGTGATGCTCTAGATTATAAAATTGACACTAATTTAACACGAATAGTGTAAAATTGATTGTTAACATTGAATATTAGCGAAATAACTAACGATAACAATGATGAACTCTAGAGAATACTTCGCAGTTCCTGCTTCACACGACATACCAGGGTCTTTTCTCACTATTTCCAACCACATTGTTAAGGGGAGGAAACAATGGAGCGCTAGTCTTATCTGTCCATGTGATGACGTAGAAGTACATCAGATTCTTCACAACAAACATTTTAAGGGAAACGTAAATGAACAAGATCTACGTGTTGTTTTAAAACAGGGGTTTGTTTTCCAGTCTTACTCTCCGGATGTTTGGACTTTCACTAAGCCTCTACCTTTTCCCATCTGCTCTAGTTACAGTGCGGAGTGCTAGG